GTAGTAGGTGATACCTACAAATTCCGTCGTCAAGGCAAGGGCCTTGCAAACCAGAAATCAACTTCAGATCTCGTAACTCCTATGGACGTAAGCCATGAGTTCAAGACTGCTACGTTGGCTAACTGGAATGCGCCTGAGTACACCGACATCTTCGACCAAGCTGACGTTAACTTCGATGAGAAACAAGAATTGGCAATGACTATTGCCGGTGCTTTGGGTCGTCGTTGTGACCAGTTGGTTATCGATGCTATGGATGCCTCGACTCCATTAACAACTACTGTACCTGCTGGTGCTGCAAACTTAACTATGGCTAAGGTAATCCAAGCCCAAGTTGAATTGCGCGACCAAGGTGTACCCAACACTGACCTGTTCGCAGTCATCGAAGCTGAAGGCTTAGGTGGTTTGTTGAACGATGAACTGGCAACGTCTACGGACTATCAGAACATCAAAGCTCTGGTTTCTGGTGAGATCAATACCCTTGTAGGGTTCCGATTCATCATCATTGAAACTCGGACTGAAGGTGGTTTAACTGAAGCCGGTAACATCGTTGACTCATGGTTCTATCAGCGTCCTGCTGTTGGCTTGGCCGTTGGTATTGACATGAAAACTGAAATTAACTGGATCGCTGAACGTACCTCTTGGTTAAGTAATGGTATGTTGAAAGCTGGCTCTGTCGTTCGCGACGAGGGTGGTTTAGTTAAAGTTCAATACGACAAAACTGCTTAAGGAGTAACTAGCAATGGCTTTCGATTACACGAAACTGTCCCGCATTGGCGGAAGTGGTGATTCACAAAAGGTATTCGCTTATGCGTCTTCCGATTCAATCGCCACGGTTACTGGTACGGATTACTTCCTTCCAGCAATCAATGAGCTGCAAGTTAATGACGTTATCATCGTAAGTGATAGCGATGCGGCTGCTGTTACAATCACATTTGTGAAGACTAACAGTGGTACGAGCATTGACTGTGCATCTGGCACCGCATTAGGCGATGCCTAAGTGATTGGGGGCTTCGGCCCCCGTCATTCTTTTAGGTAACAATATGGCAACTAAAATCGGCGTAGTTAATGGTGCGTTAGTCTTGATCGGGGATACTCCAATCAATTCATTAATCGGCGGTTCTAGGGCCCAACAAGTTGCTAATACGTTGTATGACAGCATTGTCCGGTCTGAGCTGACGAAGCACAGATGGGGATTTGCTAGAGTAAAAGCACAGCTATCGCTTACAACGGAAGTTCCAATCGATCAAGAATGGGACTCAATCTACCAGCTACCTTCAGATTTATTATTCCTGATTAAGATATACCCAGGAATCAGATACCAGATTTATGGCAATAAAGTGTACGCCAACAATACCGGCCCACTTTACTGCGACTATATTTATAACGCTCCAGAATCAACATGGCCACCGTATTTCACTCAGATGATTGAGTATGCACTGGCTAAAGATTTTGCAACGAGCATCCGAGACAGTTCAGCATCACGGCAAGAAATGTCTGCTGAGTATGTAAATGCTTCTAGAATGGCCCGATATACAGACTCCCAGCAATACCCAATGACACCTATCACGAGCAACCCTTTTGTTAACGTGAGGTTCTAGTGGCCAAGTCTCGCTTTATCCAAAATAACTTTGTTAGTGGAGAGTTGTCGCCATTAATGCGAGGCCGTACTGATATTAATCAGTATTACCAAGGGTTACAGACAGCTAACAACGTCGTTCTAGTCCCACAGGGCGGTGTTAAGCGTCGTCCTGGCACTGAACATATCGATACTGTCCTGAATAAACTGGAGCGTCTAACGGCTCAGAACCCAATCATGCCTAATGGCGGGTCTGGATCAGTAGCTAATGACGGTGACGACACTACTACAACGTCTACAACGCTGGGTATTTCAACGATCAACCCATACGTTGTTGCGTACTACGACCGTACTGCAACGCCTGTACTCAAGACTACGGCAGTTTTTGCAGACCTAAGACAGATTAGCCTGTCTAGCGGGTCATCTACTGAGTTCGTGATACAGGATTCTCCTAACGCAAGCACATGGACTACCGTTGGCACTGTTCCACTACTCGGAACAAATCCACAAGACTTTAGGATTCCCATTGGATCAGCGGAAAGATACGTTCGTCTAGCTAGGGTTGGGGCAGATCCACTTGGTGCGTCTGTTGTTACTTTGGCAGGGTTCAATCTAATTACTCAGACAACTACTGCTGGCGATCCATCAGAGTCTAAGTTGCTAAATTTTAGCGTAACGACTGATCGAAACTACTTGTTGTCGGTTACTGACGGGAACATTAGGATTTTTAAGAATCCAGGAAACTATGTTGCCGACGTTAAGGTGCCATATACCGCTGCTCAAGTAGCCACAATCAGGGATACGCAAACTGAAAGCGTTATGTTGCTGTTCCAAGAAGACGTGCCGCCACAACGATTGATTAATTTGGGTACGGATGCAGATTGGTTTTTGGATGAAGTGCCATTCACCAATGTTCCGACGTATGACTTTGATGATGATCTGAGTCCTACTCCAGTTAATGAAATACAGGTAATGACATTAACGCATGGTAGCGGTCATAACTGGGAAGTTGGCGATCAATTCCAGATAGATGTTGAAAGTGTATTGTCTAAAAATATTACTTTTGCAGGAGATGGCACTGCTGCTGAACAAAGTTCTACTGTATTTAATATCCAAAAAAATCTACAAGAGATGCCTACGTTTGGAGAAACAGGCGTTGCGGTAGCTAGAACAGGAACAAGACAGTACACAATTACGATTAGCGGTGAATCTACCAAAGCCTTTGAGTTATTTTCAGGCTTTCCAACGGCGGGCAATGTAGATAACACGGTTGTATTTACTCAGACCCAAGTTGGATCGCCTAGAAAAGAACCTGTATGGTCTGCTACTAGGGGCTATCCCAAGACTGCATGTTTCTTTGAAGGTCGGTTAGTTCTTGGTGGCACTAAATCCAAGACTGCATCGGTATTCTTTTCCAAGTCTGGGTCGTTCTTTGACTTTGATATTGACGATGGTGATGACGACGAAGGTATCTTTGCTACTATCTCATCTCGGAAGCTAAACGAAATCATCGATGTCTATCCTGGCAGAAACCTACAAATATTCACGTCTGGGGCTGAGTTCTCTGTTACCAGTAAGCCAGTCACGCCTACAAGTGTAGGAGTATCTCCGCAAACTAATCATGGTGCATCGTATGTAGAAGTCGTGGATGTAGACGGATCTACCATATTCGTGGATAGGAACGGTAAGACCATTTACGATTTTGTTTACTCGTTCAACGAAGACGCTTATGTAACGCATGACAGGTCGGTACTATCGTCTCATCTGATTAAACAGCCTACAGACATGGCTATGTTGTCTGGCACGACTAGCGAAGATGCTAACTGGCTATTTATTACCAATACTGACGGCACGGTCACAGTCCTTAATACTCTGCGAGACCAAGACATCAACGGGTTTACACGATGGGAAACTGCATCTACAACGTATCCTACTGCTACCCCTGAGCCTGGAGTTATCACTAATGCCACGGTAGTAGACGATCAGCTATACATGATCGTTAAAAGGCAAGTTAATGCTCTTGCCGATACTAAATACCATATTGAACGCTGGTCATTCGATCATTTGATGGACGATTCAACGATATTCAATCCTGGCCCAACGGATACCTTCATATCTGGCCTTAGCTATCTAAATGGATTGACCGTTCAGATCGTAGCAGACGGTATTGTATTGCCAGAAAGAACCGTTAATGCTGGTCAAATCTTACTAACAGCATCAGAAGTAGGCTATACCAATGTCGAGGTAGGTCTAAACTTTCCTGTACAAATCACGGGTATGCCGTTAAATACGAATATCGGCAGTGGTGAGAACCAGATGCGTATCAAGCGTATCGTTCGCATGAACATCAGGGTCTACCAGTCCTACGGGTACTATGTAGACGGTCAACCGGTGCCTATTAGAGAGTTTGATTACTCGATAGACTCACCGTTAAACACGTCACCTAACGCTAAAACTGGCATAATAGAAGACGTACTGAACAATATAGGTTGGACTAGAGACGAAATGCCATCGATAACGGCACCAGACCCTACTCCTGTATTTATACAGATGATTGAATACGAGGTTGAATCATCGTGAACGTAGCGTTACAGAGCAATATCTACAAGGCGCAGAACGTTATGCTGTCTATGCCACAGGCTGAGACCGAGACTAGGCACCATTTTGCTGACGGGATCTATGCTCGTGAGTTATTCATCCCTGCTGGAGTATGTCTGGTAGGCGCATTGCACAAGACTAACCACTTATTTACGGT